CTGTCTGGGAGATAAATAAAACATTAACATTCTCAAAGAAGAGAGCCTTCCACATAGCATAAGCCACTACTAGCCAGGAAATACCCAGCTGACGAGCCTTCAAGATAATAACTTCCCTATGAGTTAAAAAGACGTCCAGGAGTTCAATAAGATAAGGCCATGCTTCCCACCTAATTGTCTTCTGACTTATCTTGTCCGCTATCTTGACATAATTTTTCAGAAAGTACAACGGGTGTAGTGAGCAGGCTTGTAGTTCCGTCTGCTCCTCTATTAAGGTCTCGTACTCTGTCTTCTGCTTCTCTTCTGATTCTAGCGTGCTCGTCTGCGGTAAGACCAACTGTTATCTCCTTCTTCTCTACTAAAATACCCATTAACTGGGCCAATAGTTTCTGTGATTGAGCATTACCCCCCGTAGCGGATTTCCCTACTGCCCGATAAAGGTTCATTACCTGAGCCTGTAACCATTTATCGGGGTCTGCCTCATCAACCCTATCGTCAACTGTCCATCTACCTGTTTTCTTCTTATTCTCAGATACAGCTTCTTTGATAAAGACTTCCCTCTCCATATCAGCCCTGGCTTGAATTTCCCTTGTGGTATGCTCCTGTTCTTTTAAGACAGCATAGTCTCTCTTCCAAATGGTATATTGGTTGCGGGGAATGCCTAATTCTTTGAGTTTCTCATTAACCCTACAACCCCTATGCCTCTGAGGAATATCAAACCAAGCCCATAAACGCTCTCTCTTCTCTAAATTCTCATCCGATAACTTACTTGCCACTTAATATTCTCTACTACCTCATCCACCGAAGGAGCGGTCTTGGGGTCTCTGAGTATAGGGCTGAACCCACCACTCCCATTAGGGATATAATGGATAGTTTCTAATTTCTCAACCTCTTGCTTTATAGCTTCTCGTCTAGTCAATAGGCGCCCTTCGTGATTATGAAGAAGCTCCCAATAATGACCAACTTGCTTATATTTTTCCATCATACCCTCCTTATTTAGGCAGTAGCCAGGGATTTAGAAATCAACATCACTCAATGCTATACCAATCTTTTCCTTGAACTCTTCGGCATAGCCCTCTCTTCCCTTGATACAGTTACGACATATCTTCTCTTCATCAGGTTTTAGATATTTACCGAACCATTCTTCTTTACCAGAGAAGCTATATACCATCTCCCCACAACAATCACACCTTACGGGGATTATTTGAAAACTATCCATATCCCCTCCTTAATTCAAATAATACTGTCCGTAAGTATCAGTTAAAATTACCCAGTCTAATCCTTCTACTCCAAACATTACGGCATATACCATTACCCCTTCTGATACACTGAACGTTGTTACCCTATTCACCTAAAACCCTCCGAGCCCAGGCAAGCCTGAATCTTAGCGGTATCACCCTTAGCAACCCATACAAAAACAGGACAAGCGTAGAAACCAGGATAGCCCTTAATATCCTGCGATTGATTCTGGCTTCCGTTATCTCTTCTCGTTTGGTCATTTTGCCTCCTGCAAAAGGGACATCTCTGGTCGATGCCCAAAGTGTATTGACCTTTTGCTTCTCATCTTTCCTGTATTCCTGTTTACATAACCATACTGATTAACCAACCCGTATATCAACGCTTTAATGCCGTGATTGTTCTTGTCATCAGGGCTAGAACCTATTACCTTGCCTACCCTGTCCTCTTTCCACTTGTAAGGCTCTGCTTCGTTACTGAAGGGATTGGGGCATACTCCGAACTCGGATAGCACACCTATGCATTTGGGGTCTATCAGTAAACGGGGCTGATGGTCTATTGGGTTGACTGTTAGAAACGTGTGTAGTCTCTCCCTGCCAGCGTCTTCGGCTACTACATTTGATTGTAAGTGTAACTTAGCCTTAGATTCCCATACCTCTGCAACAGCAGGCATTGCCTGGTGTTGTCTGGCTGCTATATCTACTACACCATCCGCCACCAGTCGCCACCAAGGTTTCTGCATACATATATCGATAATCTGCTCAGTTACCAATCCCTGCTCATATATCTCGTCGACAATTAAGATAGTATCGCCCACCTTCTGCATAACCATAACAGCATAAGCCCCCGCATAGCCAGGGTCTATCCAAAGGGAAATAGGTATATCGTCTATGGGCAATTCCCGCACGTGGGTTAAGTATTTGAACTCAGGGAATACAAGACCATGAGGGGGAGAAGGAATGCCAGCAAACCTCTCATTGAAATAGTCATCAGAATAGTTGGCTTTAAGCCTTTGTATTTCATCATCTTCAAACCCCCCAGGGTATACAACCCGATTACTCCAACTAGGCAATGAGAAGGATTGCCCCCTCTGGTCAGCTAACTGATAGAGTTTCCAAGTCTCAGGATACCAACCCAATGAACCCTCAAACGTCCCCGTACCACAAACCCAACCCCTCTTCTCTGCTGTTCTGTCACATAGCCTTCTGTACTCCTGTAGTGTAATCTGAGCCACCTCACAGATAACTATGCCATCAGGTGCTTCACTACCTACCTTTAACCAGTCTTTTAATGACCAAGTCTTGATAACGCAGCCAGTCTCTAGCTTCATAGACCATTGCCCATTCTTAGGGACACTGATATTCTCCGCCCTAACTGCTGACATCCTAATCATAGCCTGAGCAGTATATTCAAACTCACTGTGACACCTGTCGTAATCCTTGCCCGTTATCCAGTATAAGTCACCTTCCCAGAACCTTACATTTAGATAATCAGAAGCTACATAAGACTTACCGGCACGCTCTCTACCACCACCCAGGACTTCGCGAGCTCTACAATAAACAATAGCTGCTTGCTCTGGTGATAACTTATGCCCTAATTGAGACAATACTACATCAATATCGTGCCTTATGTCTTCTTGCGCTCTGGTTGCTTGCATAGTTATTTCTTATACCAACCCATCATTCAAACTCTACTATCGTATGAATGTGCTTACCTATCTCGCCAGAACGATACCGCATATTACAAACCATACAATAAAAAACACTCCCAACATCTCTGGGTATCACTGTCCAATAGTCAAGCCATCGTAAAAACCATTTCATTTCTCAACCTCTTTAAGTAGGGATTGCCAGCAACCTTCACAATGCTTCCTTTGCAAATCTGGCTCATAGACACTCCTATCAGGACACAAACCATCCAGCCACTCTACCACCTTCTTTAACTGGGCTTTGGCTACTATTCCTTCTGGCCCCACATCAATAAGTAACATCATAAAACCACTCATCCTTCTCATCAAAGTAGAACGTCTGGGGATACTCTAAGGCTACGTCTTCACCACACCACCAACCCTTCAAATGTGTAATTGTAAGTAACATTATTCCTCCTCCGATAAGGGACACAGGTAGACTAATAGCTGCTTGCCTTCGTTAACCCCTTGACACGACAATACAACATACCTTGTCCGGGAAAGATTGATGGGAACATCTTCATCTAATAATAACTCCATAAGTCTATACATTCATTCCTCCTCCGGTATAAGGACTAGATATCCCCCTTTAGTTGCATCACCTTTTAGAATCTTGATTTTATCAGCATCAATACTACAGACATACGCACCCTTTTCCCTCTTCAACCCCTCCAGCATAGCATTGGCGCCTGCTTCAAAGGCACTCTCTTGAAACTCAACCTCGTACAATTCTTTATCTGCCCTAATATCCCTTAGTGTTCTTACTATGAGACAATATGGATTCTCCCATCCTTCGGGTCTATACATCTTTCCCCCCATAATAGTTCCCTTAACTTCTCTTCTGCTGTCATTAAACAATCTCCATTTCTTCGGCAGTAGTTGGTCAGTAAGATATAAATGAATGGCCGTGTGTAACCTCATATAGAGGATGCTCGCACTCCACATATTAGGGGTATTATTAACTGAGTAATCCCATATCGCAACGTCTATTTCTCTCCTTCCGCTTTCCCCTTCATAAAACCACCGCAAAATCTCCATTACTTTCTTTTTCATTCTATCTCCTTGCCTTCTTCCAATTGGGGTGGCTGATAACCTCTTAACTTTAATAATACAGCAGATAAACCTTCCCCGTCAAATGTATGGTCAGTTTGCTGTATAACTTTGCCATCAGTCCTATCGGTTATCTCCTTGGTGTGGTCTAGCTTGCCCTCCTTGGCCAGCTCAAGTACCTTGGTGGCTATCTCCTTAGCATTGTTGCCCTCAGCTAATAGCTTCTTGTACCAGTATGTTATAGA